GCAAAGTGGCGACCGTGGCGGCTGTCTAGGAAGGTGCGGACCGACTCGAGCGGCTGGCAGGTGGCATCCGAGATCGCAGTCATGGCCAGCGGCCAGGCGGCTTCGGCCTGCTCGTTCATCGTGCCGTAAAAGCCCCAGGCGTCGTTCTGGGTGGCTGGGGTCTGGGTGGTGGTGTTCATCTCTGGCTCCTGGTGGTTGATCGTTGCGACACCCGTAGTAACGCGCTGTTCGAGATGGAAGCCAAGCGTCTGTTCGATCTTTTTTGCGCTTGGCTCGGGGTTCCTTATTCCATCGTGTCGGCGCGCACCAGTTCCGCCTGGGCGCTGGCGATCAGGTCCAGGCGCAGGTTCGGCGTGATGTTGCAGGCGAGTTCGTTCAGGGTCCAGTTCATCACATCGGCCTTGTCGCGCAGCGACTCGGCCTCCTCGAAACGGCTGCTGTAGCGATCCAGTTCGCGCAAGGCCCGTTCCAGGGTGGACCGGGCTTGAGCCAGGGCCTCGCGGGCGCGGTGTTCGGCGTGCAGGGCTTGAAATTCGCGGGGGGTGTTCATGGTGTGCTCTCCTTCTCAGTTGATCGTTGCGACACCTGTATGAACGCGCTGGTTGCCAGGGAAGCCAAGCTCAATCTGCATCGTGCTGGGCATCAAGGGCTTCAATCGCCAGCACCAGATCAGCGATGCGGTCGGCCTCGAAACCAAAGCCCCGGTGGCGCAGGAGGTGCTCGATGCTCGGATGCTGCACCCGGGCGATCTCCCGGCAGGCCTCCAGCAACGCTGGCAACAGGTCTGCCGGGATCGGGGCGTTGGGTTGCGTGCTCACGCGGTGGCTTCCTCGGCGATGCGATAGAGGCGCTGTCCTGCACCCGGCGTGCCGGCGGGACCTTCGATCTTCTCGGAGACGATATTCAGGCCCAACTTCTTCTTGAGCGCGCCGGCAAAGGTGCCGCGTACCGTGTGCGCCTGCCAGCCCGTGGCCTCGCAGATCTGCGCGATGGTGGCGCCTTCGGGGCGTTTCAACATCTCGATCACCAGGGCCTGCTTGCTGTGCTCGCGACCGCGCTTGGGGGCGGCATCGGGCTGGTCCTGTTGCCAGCTGGCCTCGGCGGCGGCGACTGCTGCTTCCAGTTCCGGATCGCTGGCCAGCGGCGGCGTGGCAACGCTGGTGGCCACCGTCGGCGGCAGCACATCTTCCGGCTGCGCCTCGCCCTGGATGATGGCGATGGCTGCCGGGGTCAGGCGCCACTGGCCGCCTTGCTGCTCGATCAACCCTCGCTGCGCGAGGCTGGCGATCATCTTGAGTTTGGCCCCGCCCTTGAGGTCGAGCAGCGGCTCGATCAGCCCACCGGCGTCGCAATGCGCGCGGGTGATGAGGTCGAGTTGGCGTTCGGTGATCGGGGTGGTTTGTGCGGACATGGGGTCGTGCTCCTTGGGGTGATGTGAGGGTCAAGCGGCTTGCTGCTGGGTCACTTGATCAGCGGCTTTTGCGGCGGTGCTTTGGCCTGCGGCCAGGCCAGCCTGGTAGGCAGCCACCAGGGCGCTTTGGACGGCCCAGACGCTGACGTCGTGGAAGTCCAGGCGGTCGCTGTTACGGGTTTCCAGGGTCTCGATGAAGAGGTGGTCCAGGGCGATCCGGGCGAGCAGCTGGTCGAGTTGCTGCGCGGCTTTGGTGGCGGTGGCTTTGGTGGTGGTCTTGCGCATGGTGTTCTCCTTGGGGTGGGTTGCTGTGCTTGTAGTAACGCGCTGTTCAAGCGGTAAGCCAAGCGCCGGTTCGATCTTTCTGCGTCTGTCTGGCCGATTTGCTCAGGCTGCGATGCGGCGCTTGGCCAGATCAATCTCGGCGGGCAGCCACAGCGTGGCGATTTCTTCCTCCAGAGCCTGCTGGCGACGCGTGGCGATCTCCTGCAGGGCGTCGATCTGTGCGAGCAAGGCGAGGAGCTCGTTGCGCTGGCGCAGGATGGGGCTGCCCACCTCAGGCAGCTGCTCGATCCAGCTCAGGTGGTTGGTGTGGCGGTTGGCGTTCATGGCGTTCTCCGTGGGGTGTTGATGACATCTGTATGAACGCGCTGTTGCCGATTGAAGCCAAGCGTTCGGTCCATCTATTTCGCATCGGAGTGGCTTGTGTTCGACACTGCTGAATCGGCGGTCGAATCCGCCTGGAAACGGGGCCTCGCACCCGATCCCATCCTCACCGTCGATGACTGGGCCAACCGTCACCGGATGCTCTCGTCGGTCGCCTCCGCCGAACCCGGGCGATGGTCGACCAGCCGCACGCCGTACCTGAAAGCCGTGATGGAAACGCTGTCGGCCACCTCGCGCGTGGAGCGCGTGGTGCTGATGGCCGGGGCACAAATCGGCAAAACTGAAGCGGGATTGAACTGGCTGGGCTACGTGATTCACCACGCCCCGGGGCCGATGCTGCTGGTGCAACCCACGGTGGAAGGTGCCAAGCGCGTCTCCAAGCAACGGGTGGATGCGCTGATTGAAGCCAGCCCCGAGCTGGCCGGTCGTGTGAAGGACCCCAGAAGCCGGGATTCCGGCAACACCCAGTTGATGAAGGAATTCCCGGGCGGCGTGCTGATCATGACCGGCGCCAACTCAGCGGTGGGCCTGCGCTCAATGCCGGTGCGCTACCTGTTTCTCGATGAGGTCGACGGCTATCCGGGCGATGCCGACGGCGAAGGTGATCCGGTGGCGCTGGCTGTGCAGCGGGCGGCCACCTTCGTCAATCGCAAGGTCTATCTCTGCTCAACGCCGACGCTCAAAGGCTTCTCGCGCATCGAGGCGGCCTATCTGGAGTCGGACCAACGGGTGTTCGAGGTGCCCTGCGATCACTGCGGGGCGCACAGCCCGATCCAATGGCGCGACATCAAGTGGCCAGCCGGCAAGATGGCGGACGCCGCCTGGCATTGCCCAGCCTGCGACGGCATTCATCCCGAGTACCGCAAGCCGGCACTGCTGGCCAACGGTCGTTGGACGGCTAAGGCCGAGGGCGATGGCAAAACGGTGGGATTTCATCTGTCGAGCCTGTACAGCCCGTGGCTGACCTGGGGCGAGATCGCCCAGGAACACCACGCTGCCAAGGACGACCCGGTGCGGCTCAAGGTCTGGGTCAACACCAAACTGGCCGAAACCTGGGAAGACCGCGAGGGCGAGACCTTGGATGCGGAAGGCCTGATGGAACGTCGAGAAGCCTACGGGCCGGCCATCCCCGCCGAGGTGGCGCTGCTCACCTGCGGCATCGACGTGCAGGACGACCGGCTGGAACTGGAAGTGGTCGGTTGGGGCCGGGACGAGGAGTCCTGGTCCATCGACTACAAGGTGTTGTGGGGCGATCCATCCGCGCCCGACACCTGGTCGCAACTGGATGCCTACCTCGGTAACCGTTTCGAGCACGAGACCCTGGCCAACGGTCTGACCATCGAAGCTGCTTGCCTCGATACCGGTGGCCACCACACCCTGGCGGCCTATGCCTTCTGCAAAGGCCGGGAGAGGAAACGCATCTGGGCGATCAAGGGCGGCTCGGGCAAACGGCCGATCTGGCCCAAGCGTCCGAGCAAGGCCAACAAGGGCAAGGTCAATCTGTTCACCGTCGGCGTCGATGCCGCCAAGGAAGCCATCTACGCCCGGCTCAAGAAGTCTGATGTCGGCGCTGGCGCGATGCACTTCCCGCTGGATCGGGATGCGCAGTATTTCGAGCAGCTGACGGCGGAACGGATTCGCACCCGCTATGTGAAGGGCTTCCCGCAGCGTTTCTGGTGGAAGCCCGACGGTCGCAGGAATGAAGCGCTGGACTGCCGGGTGTACGCCTACGCGGCGCTGCACGGCCTGCTGTCGATGGGGCTGAACCTGAACAAGCGGGTCGAGGCGCTGCCTCCCGCGCCCATCAGTCGCAAGCCAGCCAGCAACGCCACGCCCGTGACGACTCCGATGACCGCCAGCCCGCGCCGTCGGCGCATGGCCATTTCCTCCAACTACCTCTGACACCGCCAGCCTCCCGCTGGCCGGGAGTGCTGTCCATGACCCTCGAACAACTCAAGGCCCAGCGCGAAGCCCTGCAGGCCGCGCGCTTCAATGGTGTGCTCACCGTGAAGGCCGGCGACAAGTGGGTGACCTACAAGTCGGATGCCGAACTGCAGTCTGCCCTGCATGACCTGGATCGCGAGATCGCTTTAGCCGAAGGTCGCCCGCGCGCCCGTCGCATCCGCACCTACGGGGGTAAGGGGCTGTGATGAATGCATTCCAGAACCTGCGCCGCAAGGTCGGCGCGACGATCGGCGGCTTCGAGGGAGGAC